CTTGCGGTCCTCCCCTTAACTGACATGCACGGATCAGATCCGGCGTCAAAGATGAAATCCCTAGGGATACCTTTCGGAAGCATCGTTCTAACGAACGGTGCCAGAGAAAGTTCTGAGACGCAAGTGTGGAGGGCTAGTGGCAACCATAACGGACCACTAAGTGCCACACTTTGCATGCCTCGCCGCCTCCCTCTAAGGAGCGGCGAGTAAGTTTCCGGGATATATGTCACCCGGGGACAGAGTTACTCTCACTCTACGGGATCTTCCTGTAGCTGAGGGCCTCATCGCGGAAACCAGTCGTCCGTGAGCCTGCCAGTGTAAATCCACTGGCTGGTCCCTCCTAACATAAGAGTAATTCCAATGCCCAATCGTAGAAACTTCACAACGACTATCAAAGGCACCGGTCTTCTGCGGTCACACGTCAACCCTACGGGGACGACGATGACCACAAACAGCGCGATGCATGCTAGTCGAAATGGTAGTGACTACAGTCGGCGTAAGCCGAAGGGCCGTTGGTTACCACCAACGGACTACTCTATGCAGGAGCAACGATGGAAGCACGCTAACGGTTCCTGGCGTGTCGATTACTCAAACGGGGGTTACGGAACTGAGACGGGATTTCTATCCCAAATCACATCTCCGACAACCCTACGTAACGAGTGCGACACGCGTGAAGGAATCGAAGCAAACTTCCCGGCAGGCCTCTCGAATAGGGCGCTCACTAAAGCTCGCATACAGCTTAAAGGTGGAACTTTTAATGCTGGTGTGGCTTATGGTGAGCGTCGAGAGACCGCTCGGTTCGTGGGTGATACTCTTGGCCATATGGCTGACACAATTGACGCAATCGCTTACAAGGATTGGCGACAGTTGAGGAAGCTCTGGCGTCTCCGTGGGATTAAGGATAGCGTGGAAGCTATCCGGTCCCTCGGAAGCCAATGGCTGAGGTATCAGTACGCGATAAAACCCTTGATGTCTGACATTTATAACGCTTGTGAAGCGTTAGATGCCAGGGACAGTGATGCTTGGAAGATCACTATCAAGGCCAGCGAAAAGTACAAAGCAAAAGGTACACGCCAAATCTACGATATCAGCAATAACAACTGCTGTACCGTAGACTATAACGTGTTTCACGGATGCTATGTACGTATCGACGCAATTCCCAATAACATGGCACTTCGAACCGCCACGTCATTGGGGCTTACTAACCCTTTGAACATCGCATGGGAAACCACGCGCTTGTCCTTCGTCGTAGATTGGGCATACCCACTGGGCGATTAC